GCCGCTCGTGCTCTTGAGGCTACTTTGTGTGTTGTTGAAGATTTGGGTATTCCTCATTTGTACATTGATAGTCGTGCATGGCAGTCCAAGATGCTTCCCAAGGGTATAGAGGGTTCGGCAGAATTAAAGAAGGCCTCTATGGATATCGGACTCCGTTTGTTTCCGGACCAGGAAGAGGTTATCAAGAAGCACAAGGATGCTGATGCTCTCTTAATTGCGGAATGGGCTCGTAGGGAGCAGTTATAGAGGGGTATGATTTGGATAATTCTTCATTGAAATCATATACTAGCGAATATGCCCGTGTCCGGGTATTTTGGGATGTGAACGAGGGCACGCTGTTGGTGCGTGTATATGACAGGAAACTCTATCGTATGGCCGTGCAATTACTGGCCACGTCTACTCCCATAGGTGATTATACCACGGTTGAGTGCGGAGCCTGGATTGCCGTTATGCCCGGAGAGGGTGCCGTCATTGAAGAGGTCGTGGAATCATTGCTGAATTTGGATTCTAGTACATCTACTCGGCATATCGTATCGCCTAATAAGCCGAGCAAGTGGATGATGACTGCATTTACGTTGCTAGCTCTTATAGTGCTAGTGTTTTTTGCACGTATGGTATTTATTTTTTATTCCATGATGTAGGAGGAATGTATGAGCAGATTTACACCAGATGCCTTTGTTTCTACTCCGGTAGACATCAAGACATTTATCACCGACCCCCAATACTTGGGAGATTTTTTGTGTGAGGGTCTTTATCCTTATTGGCAGGATAAACTACAGGAAACTTATGAGGAGGACATGACTTCTCCGATAAGTGAGGTAGTTATCTCGGGGTCTTTGGGCATCGGTAAGAATTGTGCAGCGGTTGTAGGCTTTCTTTACGACCTGTATGTGCTTACTCTTGTTAAAGACCCTCATAGTTATCTCAAGATTATTCCTGGGATGCCTTTGGATATGGTTATTTCCGTTCCTGGTGGTAATAGTTCTAATATCTGTGATTTGGTAAAGGATGCTATTTGGCTATCCCCGTATTTTGTATCTATTCTGCTTACAAAGAATAGGGATGTCCTTGAAGAGGGTATGTTCCCGAATCAGATAGGTATTCTCCCGATAGAGAACAGGGCTGATGTTCTTGGTAGGGGTGTTATCGGTTGTATCTTTGAAGATTCCGTATATGACACCGTTAATGATAAAAGACGGATGCAGGATATTTATTATATGTGCCGTCGCAGGATGATTTCCCGTTTCATGACTCAAGATGGTTCCGTTCCGTGTAAGTTATGGACTGTCACATCCGCGTCTAACTTCCCGGAGTCTTTCTTGTGGGATGTTTTGGAGGAATACAGGGCTGTTGATTCTGTCAAGGTCATAGAACCCTCTATTTGGCAAGCACAGGCTCATAAGGGTATTTACTGCGGTGAAACATTCTCTGTGTTTATCGGGGATGGTTACGATGCTCCGCGTATACTGAAAGATGGGGAAATCGGGGGTGACAACTTGCATGGACGTGTCATCCACGTGCCCGTGGAGTATTTGGATGACTTTCAGAAGGACATCTATTCCGCTCTACCGGATTTGGCAGGTGTTCCTGTAATTAAGCCGGAACCCCAGGAAATTACTCCCGCTTGGCATACCTATATTGTTTCGTACTTGTCCAATGATTCTAAATTTAACAGGGCTGTCCTGTATGCCTTTGGGGTAATTATTGTGTTTATACTCGGGGTTATTTACGGGGTGTATGGTATTAAACTCTAGGAGATATGTATGGCCGATTCTACGCAAGACACGCTAGCTCATCGTCAGATGGTGGTTGATTATGCCACGGACTTTTGTAGTAGTCTCATGGATATGTCAGAAAAGATTAGTCCCGTGATGGCTGACTATGCTGCTGATTTCTGTGACAATATTATGAACCGTGCCGAACGTCACGACGAGTCCAAATTGCACGAACCCGAAAAGGAACGTTTTGACTACGTTGGCACCCATCAGCATCTCGGCAAGCACGAGTATGGTTCTGACGAATACAAGAAATCCCTAGAGTATCTTGGTCCCGCTCTGCAACATCACTATGAGGTCAATGACCATCACCCGGAACATTTTGAAAATGGGATTGACGGGATGAACCTTATGCAGATTGTGGAGTTGTTCTGTGATTGGGAGGCTGCTTGCCATCGGAACAAGAATGGCAATATCTTCCAGTCTTTGGAAAAGAACAAGGACCGCTTCAAGCTCTCCGATGATTTGTGTTCCATCTTTAAGGCCACTGCCGACGTTTTTGAGGGTACGGACTCCGAGGACTTGAACCTTATGGGTCTTGTGCGTGCATGGCTCTATGCGTTTTCGGAATGCAATGGGGAATCTTCTGTGGACCTGTATGATTGTCTTGATGCCGTTAGTGAGCAGTGGGGTTTTTCCGACCAGGTTTACCGCATACTCTTAAACACGGCAAAGTCTATGAACAAAGAGGAGTCTGAAAATGGCTAAACAGAAATCCGAATCCATCTGTAATAATTGCAACTCCAAGACCTACTGTATGAACCGCTCGTCCGGTATGGTTGCTTGCAACAATTACAACAAGTTCCCGAAGCCGTCCAACGACGAGGGCAGACGATGATGCCCTATGCTCATAAGTTGCTTATCCGGGCTGAAGGTATTTGGCATAATCTCGGACTGGCTCTTGCAGGTAAGGATTTTTCCGAACACGATGGGGCTACCTCTATCGTGCTTACATTCAACAGCATCACGCCCACGCAGGCCGAATTGCTCGTTTCGCAGATGGGGGTAGCTTTTAGGCGTGCCCGTATCCATTGGAAAGAGGTTGATGGCTCTATATTGGTGTGCGTGGAAATTCCTCCCACTTGATTTTTTTATTATATTTGCGGATAGGTGCCCCGGTTGGTTGTTGCCGTGGCACTCTCCATCGTAGATGGATGACACACCTTACTCCGCGTTAGGGTTTGCATTGGCTATACGCAAGGTGTGTGGGGCGGTGCGATTCCTCGGTTTTTCGCACCGCCCCTTTTTTCAACAGAGGTTTTTCCGTGATAGATTCTATAGATTGGAAGAAACTACGGGCACGCATCCAGGAAACTCCCGTAGTAGTCAAGCCTAAACATATACGTCATCCGAACCGCTCGCCAGAATCCCTTGCCAAACGCAAGGAGCGTTCCAAGGTGCGTTGTAGGGAATATTACCAGGAACATAAGGACGAACTCCGTGCCAAGTATAAGGAGTGGGCGGCTGCCAATCCCGATAAGGTCCAGGCCAAGAAGAAGCGGTATTACGAGAAGCACAAGGACGACCCTGTATACAAGGCCAAGCGGGCAGAGTGGAAACGGATGTGGCGGGCGAGAACTAAAATAGAATATAACGAGATACCTAACACTTCGTCCAAAATTGCCTAGTTCTCCGGGTTGCCCGATATAGCAGGTATGCATCAAAAGATTTATATTATGGGTATGCGAATAGTTAAAGTAAATCAGCATCTATCCCGTCTGGACGAACGTCTTTCCAAGATGTTCTATTTGAAAGAGCATCCCAAGACACACCTCTATGAGTCAATGACCGATTGGGCAGAGCGGGAAGTTCAACTAGCCCTCAAGAAAAACTCCGACCCTTACGGCTCCGGTTGCTATAAGTCCGCACTCAAGGCTTTCCGTTCGTTGTGTGACGATGGCCATAGTGGATGTTCTATAGGGTTTACCAAACAGATATTGAATCGCCTTATTGATGGCAGACCGCTCACCCCTATTGAGGATGACCCCGAAATATGGAACGAGTGCGGGTGGAAGGACGATGACAAGACTACATACCAGTGTTCCCGTATGTCCGCTTTGTTCAAGGACGTGTACAAGGATGGTACGGTGTCTTTCCATGATATTGACAGGGTTATTCTTGTTGAAATCTATGACGATGGCCATGAGGGCACGTGGCATAGCGGTCTTGCATCTCAACTTGTGGATGAGGTGTGCGGGCCTATTACACTACCATACATTCCTGTAGACAAACCATATAAGGTGTACGCTCAACAATTT